AAAACGTCGCCGCGGTAATACTCTTTTGCCCGTACACCCTCGAGCGTGATCGTTCGCGCGCCGCCGCTTTCGCCGTATTTGTTTTGGTCGACGCGAACGGTTTCGCCAGGCGAGCCCATGAATTGCACCATGCGCGAGTCTATACCGCCCGAGCCGGGGATCCGCATGGCGCCGCCGGTCGCCATTGCCGGCGGTTTTTCCGCGACGATCTTGGCAACCGTCGCCATGCCGGCGGCGACAACGCCGGCCGCGGCGATCTCGCCCCAGGGCGGCGGCAACGTTGCGAGCGCCTTGGTCGCGCCGACGAGAGTATTGATGATCGCTTGCGAAATGCTGAATGCTTTCCCGATCAAAAACATTTCCTTATTGCCTTTGCCGAACGTCTTGAAAAACTCGGCAAAGCCGCCCATGGCGCCGGCCGCTGCATTTCCGTAAGCCTCGACCATGCTCGCCGCGGCTTTCATTGACGCGACCTTGGCCGCCTCGGCGTATTCCGGATGCTTCGCCAGCACGGCATTAACGTCGTTTAGCTTTTGCTGGTAGAGCTCCCATGGCGTCAAAGCGTCTTGCGCCATTTGCGCGCCGGCCAACCTGATCGCCGCATTTGCCGCCTCATTGCTAAGGGCGACGATTTGCGCGCGGTACGCCGCGGTGATCGGAATGCCGTTCGTCATTGCAATTTGAACGGCCTCGAGCTGTAATTTTAATTTTTCTTTGGCGCCGACCCCCATGCCGATCGCGAGCGCCTCGGCCTCATGGCCGGCAATTGATTTTTGCTGCGACTCGAGGAAACTTTGCAGCGCGTTTTTCGAGGCGAGCGTTGCGGTATTTACGCCGCCCATGCCGCGCGCGACGCGATCCAATTGCGCCGGCAAATTGTCTAATGAATCGAAGGCGCCGGCGGTGCCGAGACTTAGCATTGAGCGGGCGAATTCTTTCCACCGCTCCGTATTTTGCGCGATTGCCCGGTCCATTCCCTCTAGGGCCGCGGAAATTTGCGCGGCGGTGCCGGTTAGCGATTTGAGGAAAACCCAAACCGAGCCGACGATCCGCCCGAAATTTTCGAACATGATCGAGGTTGCTTGGAGCTGATAGCCCAGGCCGACGAGCGCCTCGGCGAGCGCCTTGCTAAAATCTTGCAGCGCGGTGCCGTCCCTAACCGCGCCGAGCATCATATCGGCGAATTTTTGAAACGCCGGCAACAATTCCGCGGCGAGGTGTATGCCGATCGCGCTAAACGCAAACCCGATCTTTTTTAGCGTATCGTTGAATTCCTCGGCCTTGGCGGCGGTGTCGGTGCTAATGATAATGCCAAGCTTTTTGGCTTCGTCCGTCATTGCCGCAATGCCGGTCTTGCCCTGATTTAGAAGCGGAATCAGATCGGCGCCGCTCTTGCCGAATATCCTGATTGCGAGCGCGGTCTTTGTCGCGCCATCCTCCATCGTGGAAAATTTTGCGGCAATGTCGCCGAATACAGCCTCGGTGCTTTTGAGGTTGCCGGCCGAGTCTTTGACCGAGATTCCAAGAGCCGCAAAATTTTTGGCCGCCTCGCCGGCCGGATTTGCCGCCGACTCGAGCATTGCCTTGGAAAGTTTGCCGAGCCCTTTGCCGAGGCTTTCGAAACTGACATCGGCCAGGTCGGCGGCGTATTTGAGCGCGGATAGTTGCTCTACCGGAACGCCGAATTTTTGCGAGGCTTTATTGAGGTTGTCGGCCTCTTTCAGCGTCTTGCCGATCGAAGTCGCGATCGCCGCCGCCGCCGCGCCGATCGCAACCGCCGCGGCATTGCCGAATGCCGCCGCGCCTTTGGCAAAACCGCCGAGCTGTTTATTTGCGTTCGCAAGCGCGGTTTCGAAGGCGGCCGTATCGGCGCCCAGGACAACGCGGAGCGAGCCTATAACCGTTCCAGCGGCCATTTAGTGATCCTTTGGGCGCACAATGACTTTGCCGCCCGTTGCAATTACCCAGGCTTTAAGATCCGCCAATTGTTTTTCCCAATGCACGGGTACTTGTTTTTTGGCCTGTAGTTTTTCAATGCTCGGCAACCGTGTCGCGCGCGTTAGCGCCGCGATATGCCAGGCGAGCCAAGCCCGATCATTGTGCTCGAGCGCGCGGCGCTCGTTTGCCGCGTCAAATGTGAGGCGGATCGTCGCCGGCGTTTGGTCCCAAAACGACTCATGCGAATAGCCGAGTATGAGCCAGTTTTTGATTAGTGTTTGCCAATCCCAGGACTCGCCGCCTTCCTTAGCGGCGTAGGGTTTGCGGCGCCGTTTTCGGCAACCTCCCCGAATGCGGATTTAAGCGCCTCGGCAATAATTTCGCCGACGCGCGCAACGCCGAGCTCATCAATCAGGTCGGCGGTCTCGTCCTCGGTTAAGTGATGCTCGCGCAAGAGGCCGGCGTGGAACACGATAAGCAAATCCGATACGCCCCAGGAATCTTCGCCGCGATTGAAAAATTTAAATACGCTTTGCTTTGTCTTGGCCTCGATCGCGGCTTGCGCGAACGTGCCGAGCTTAAACGTAAACGTTTTGCCCGAGGCTTCGAACGTCACCTCGCCTTTTTGCATGTTTCCCATTGCGTTTCCTTATGGAAGGGTGAGGGGCCCAGGCTCGCCGACAACCTTGAATCGCGCCGCGGCGGCGCGGCGATCGCCAACCGTGGCGCCGGCCTCGAGCGCAACCAGGAAGGCGGTAAACGGGTAAATCGCGCCATCGGGAAAAACGATCCGGCGCGGGAGTGGATCGGTTGAGTCGAGCTCGGCCGCGAGCGCGATATATTCCGCGTTGGTAAAGTTCATTTCGACCGATACCTCGCCGCCGTTTTTTAGTCCTGGTATCGAGCCGCGCCATTCGCCCGGCGCGCATTCGTGCGAAGCGTCGATCGCGTCGCGCGATAGCGGAGGCATCGAAATAGATACGCTTTCCGCAACCGTGACCCATTGCGGGCTTCCACCGCGATCGGTTTGGAAGGCGGTGCCGTAGCCAAGTTGGGCGAGGGTCACGGGACCGTAATCGTTGTCGAGCCGGAAACGGTCAACGTAACCGTAACCGTCATGCGATCGTCGGTCGGCGCGCTCGGCTCATAACCCGTAACCGCGGCGAGGAATTGCCATACGACAAGGTTCGGGAATATCACTTTGACCTGTACGCTTTGGCCCGAGGCTTTAAGATCGGTTAGCCGATCGTCGGAGGGTGAGCCGGGGATAAAGTTCATTTCGAATGAACACTCGCCGGGACTAATCAGGCCGGCGATAAACTCGCGCGTCCGGTTCGGGCTTTGGTTGTGCGTCGCCTCTACCTGGTCGACTTGCTGGTTCGGCGGCGTGACCGAATAGACTTCCGCTAGATCCACGAAAACGCCGGGCGAGCCGCCATCGTGAATCGAAACGATGGTGCCATAGCCAATCATGGCGCCGGTTGCTGTCATTTGATGCTCCTACGTTGCCGCCCGGTTATCGGGCGGATTGCTTTGCTAGATCGCGGGCGGCCTTGCGCTCGAGCCGCGCCGCGGCCTTTTCGATTTCGGTTTTTAATTCCGCTTGTATGAGCTCGAGCGCCTCGGCGCTATGACCGTCCCAGGCCGGCCGCATATAGGCATGTGGGCGGTGTTTAACCGTGCCGAATTCCTGCATTCCGGCGTAACGCGAGCGGCCCGGCCCGATCACAATAACCGCCGAGGTTATGCCGGAATCATCGGCGCCGGCGTTGGCCGCCGCCGCCGCCTCGCCGGCCTCCTGGCGGGTGGCGCCGCCGGCCATTGCCTCGGCGAATGCGCGCTTTCCGGCCGCGCCCGCGGTAAACTTTATTTTCGATACGCCGATACTTCGCCGGAGCCGGCCGGTTCGATAGGGCGAGAAAATCTTAGCCGCCTGCACGATCGGAATGGCCGCGGTTGTCAGCGCGCGCCGCAAACAATTTTTAGCGGTTGCTTTCGGCAATTCGGCGAGCGCCGCCTCGAGCTCCTTCAAGCCCTCGATTTTTACAACGGTCCTAGCCATTGCGTTCTTTGTACCAAACAAGGTAATCGCGACTTACGCGGTAAAACCCGAGCTCGCCATCGTAATCGTCGCGGCCGTCGCCGAAAAAAATTCCCTCGAAATTTACAACGCCGTCGGGCGGCGCGTATTCAACCGCGCCAACAAACCCGCCGAGCCGTTCCTTAACGGCATCGGCGAGTAAGGTTGCCTCATCTACGCTTTGCGAAACCGAATCGAATTGAAAGCGTGTTGCCATGAGCGCGCTTGGCGCGCGGTTGTGATAGCTTTCGATTTCCGAAATGCGATTATAGATCACGCTTGCCGCCTGTATGCCTTGCGGCAATTGTACCGGATAAAGCCGGTTGCCAATGATCGCGGTCACGGCCGGATCCGCCAAAAGGTAGGCGCGCAATCCAGGGCGCGGGTCAACTAGCATCGGGTTTGCACCATGCGATGATTCGCAAGCCCTCGCGCCGGCCGATTTCGCTAACCGCAATAATGTTGAAAATTTCCGTCGGCGCCGGTTGCGTCGCCGGCGCTTTAACGGCCGGATAAATAACGCGATCCTTCGGCGTGAGGCCGGCAACCGCGCTTGCGTACCGAATACGGAATTCTACCTGGTCGCTCGCCATGATTTGCCGATCGCCGGCAACCTCGATCGGATTGCGCCGCCGCTCGAGCGAGGCCGGGCGGCGCGTTGCCAGGTTGACCCAGGTCGTAACCGGCGCGCCCGAGGGTGATTGCGTTTGTTGCGCGCGCTGTATGTCGATAAACCGATCGAGCCGGCCGGCGTACATGGGCTAAACCCGCGGAACCCAGAAGGTTGCGTCAATGCGTAGATCCGGCTCGGTATAGCCGCGGCCGCCGATCACAAATATTTCGCGGTGTTCGTACAGGTGCGCGGCATAGCGCAACACAATGTCGAGCAATCCCGCCGTGAGCTCGCCGACGTTTACCATGCCAACGGTTAGCGTGACGGCCAGGTTATCGACAAAGGCGCCGCGCAAGACCTGGATTGGAACGCCGGTTATTGAATTCCATTTGAGCTCTACCGAATAATTGGCGGTTACGTCGCTCGCGCCGACGGCGGCGCTAAATGTCTTAACCGGAATAACCGGGATCGTTGCGGCGCCGTCGTTAAATTCCAGCGCCGCCGGTCGCCATAAAACCATTGTCGGGTTGAGCATAACGTCGTTGCGGTTTTGGAAATTGGAAATTGAACGCGCCAATAGCGACGTTATAAGCGCGTCGTCGTCGCTATCGACAACGCGCATATGTTGCTTGGCTTGCGCGAGCAAACCGTCCGGCAAAGCCGCGGTGTCGGTTGTGATGATTTTCACGCTCACAAGGTCACGCCGGGGGCTTGAATGTCGATCGCCAGAATGGCCGTTGTCTTGCCGAGCCCGATCAATACAACGTCCTCGCCCGCCGCTACGTCGGCGCGCGGGCAAATACCGCCCGGCGTGTCGGAAGCGTAATAGGAATCGCCGATAACCAGCGTCGCGCCAATGGTGATCTCGCCGGCGAGCTGCACGACAACGGGTTGATTGATCGACGCGCCATTGAGCGCAACGCCGAGCGGGCGGCGCGCCTCGAGCGTCGCCGAGTTGGTATCGGCGAGCATCAGTTTTTTCGTGGTCGAGCTCTTATAAACGAGCTTGCCGGCGGTGATCGCTTCGCCGGCAATGCCCGAATCGGTCCGCGCGTTGGCGCCGGAAACTACGTTGGTCGAGGTAATAACAAGGTCGGTCATGGTCTTTTCCTTTCATGCCGCCGCCGCCTCGAGCATAAACTCGAAACGCCGGCCGTCGGTTAAAACGATAACAAACGCGCCGCGATCAATAACAACGTCGGCAATGCCGGCGCCGTCTTTTCCTGGCAAGCCTTGCGCGCCGCGATCGCCCTTGTCGCCTTTGCGGCCTTGCTTGGCGCCGAGCGTCCAACCGTCGCCAGGCAAGGCGCCGGGATCGTCGCGCACGGCGCGCCACTCGCAACCATTCATTGAGACAACATCGAGCGCGCGATATTGCGCTTGCGGGTCATGCAACCCGCGCGCCTGGCCGGCATAGGCGTCCTGACCGGGCGCGCCGGGCGCCCCGTCCTTTAGATCCAGGCCGGCGATCGCCGCCGTTACCAATTCGCGCAAGGCGAGCGTTAGCTTGCTTTCGACCAGGTTGCCGTGATCCTCGAGGCGCTCGCGCAAGCGGGCAAGATCGGCGGCGAGCTCGCGCTCGGCGGCGATCCTGGCGCGCCGTTCGTCGGCAATAACGTCGGCAACCGCAAGCAACGTCGAGTCAGGTTGTGCGCTCATTGGATTGCCTCGAGGTGCTGGCGCAATTGGAATGCCTTTAACGCGCGTTGCGCCTGTGGATCGTCGGCCTGGTCGGCGGGCGGCGGCGGCGCCGGCAATCCTGGCGGCGCCGGCGGCGCCTTGTCCCAGGCCGATAGCGGAACCATTTGTTGCTGCATTCGCGGTTCGTCGCCGTCGGTCACGGCCTTATAGCCCTCGAGCGCGCGCCCTTCATTCGGCCCGAGAATTCCCGCTTGTACGCCGCGCGCTAACCCCTCCATGCGTTCTTTGAAATTGGCGCGCAACAAAATGCGGGTGTCGTATTCGGTCCACTCGCGGCCGGCCGGAATAACGTCGAGCCCAAAAAATTGATCGAATGCAACCTCGATATGGTTGATTAGCCAACCGAGGCCGGAGGCCAACCATTCCGCCATTTGCGCCTCCGCGCTTTTGACCGAGCCCGAATCGGCAATGCCGATTAGCATGGGCGGTACGCCAAACACCGCGGCGATGGTGCGATCGTTTAGTTTTAATTGCTCGATGAGTTGTGCGTCCTCATTCGACATACTAACCGGCTCAAATTTTAACCCGCTTGTCAGGATCGGAACGCCGCCGGCATTCATGCCGGCCGCTTGCGCGTTCCAACGCTCGCGCAATTCGTCAACCTGGGATTTGGTGAGCGTTAGATCGGTTTGCAGTACGCCCGAGGGTCGCGACATATTTTGCGAGAACGTCGCCGCGGCGCCGCCGATCGCGGCGCGGTTGGCGAGCTCGAGCGCGAGCGCGGTTAACCAGGTTTCGCCAATCAACGGGTGTCGCGGCGTCGCTAATTTCAAATGCAAGACGTCGCGCGCCGGCACGACGATTCCGTAACGGCCGAACGTTTCGATATTGAGCAAAGGGTTGTCGGAAATTTCGTAAAAAACTTCCTGGTATGCCTGGCCGGCAATCGCAACCGTGCGCGGCCGGCAACCGCGCGGATCGGTCCAATGCAACGCCGCAACCTCGTTGCGATCGTTGCGTTGCGCGATCCAGTAGCTATTCCCGGCGAGCAATAACGAGCGGATCAAATGCACCAAAAAATCACTCGGCGTTTGGTAAGGATTAGGCGCCCGCAATATGCGCGAGAGCGCCGAGCTCGTAATTGTTTCGGTGCCGCCCTTGCCGGTTTCCCGCTTGTGATAGCCGGGCAATTGCGCGATCGCGCGGATATAGGCCCAGGTCGAGGCTTCAACGATCGAATTCGACGGCGCCGGCAATGGGTCGTAATCCATTTGCCAGAAATTGAGGTATTGCCCCCAGGAGCTCGGCAACCAACCGCCGTTAACGGTGTACGGCCCAGGGTGAACGTTGCCCTCGCCGGCCGGATTGCCGCGTTGGCGCGGCGGCGTAATCAGCCGCGCCAATGATCGCGTTACGCGCTCGAGCATTTAGCGTTTACTGCGGGTTTTATATCCGCCGCCGGGCTCGGCGCCCATTGCGCGCGCGCCGCCTTCCTCGGGCGGAGGCTCGGGCGGAGGTGAGGGCGCGCCGGCCGCCGCCGCCGCCTGTTGCGCCGCCGCCCAGGCTTGCGCCGCCGCGAGCGCCGCCTCGCGCTCGGCCTCGGTCAACGGATCGTGTGGCGGTTCGTCAATCGGCGCAAACGGATCGCGCGCCCAATGGTCGTTAACGGCCGCGTCGGCGTCGGCCGTTGTCATAGTAAGGCGTTGGCCGCGGTATGGGCCGAGCATGGCCTCTACCTCTTTCGTATCGTCTGCCATGTGAGCTCCTTTTTGAAAGTTGAAACACCGCGCCGGCCGCTTTTTGGGAGGCGGGGACTATCCGGCGCGGTGCCATTCGATCGCGGTGTTTGCGGGACGCGATCGAATTACCAGATAACCGGCGACATGGTTTGCACCATGCCGGCGCGCCGCATGGCCCAGGACACATAGAGCGACATACGGATAGCAACCGCGTCGGTCTGGAATAGCGAGCGCATCGGCGCCGCTACCGTATTCGGCGAGCCGGTCGCCGAGAGCGGCAAGGGCACCGTATCTTCCTCGTGCAAGGTTGCATCGGTTGACACCGCAAAGCGCGGCGTGTCGCCGGTTGCGGAGGCAAAATCCTCGGCGTCCACTCCAATAACCCGCGCCGCCGGCACGGTATTGGATACGATAAACGACACGCCGAATTTGCTGCCCGCTTGCGCGCGATCGGTAAACAAAAAATCGCCGGTTGTCGTTTGCGCAAACCCGAGCGCCAACGCTTGCGCCGGATTGAGCAAAATGGCGATCTTGCGGCCGCCATTGATCGCGGTAAACGCCGCAACGATCGCCTTAAGATCGGCAACCATTGCCGCGGTTGCCGGCGTTGCCGCCGACGGGGTGAGTGTGCCGGTGCCCCAGGCCGCCGCGTTGAGCAATCCGGCCGGCCGCGTCGCCGAGCCGGCAACGTTGTCGATCAGATACGAGTCGAGCGCGATCGAGGTATCGTCGGCCATTGCTTGCCGAATAATGCCCTCGATGGCCGGCGAGCCATAGGTCGCCATTTCCTCGGTGAACGTCGAGATAACCGCGAGCTTGGTTGGCGTGAGCGAAACGGTCGAGAACGACGCGCGCCGAACGGGTTTAGCCGCGCCCTCGCCTACCCAATTGCCGGCGAGCGTCGGCGTATTGGCGCGAACCGGGATTTTCAGAACGCCGGCATTGCCGAACGTATAGCGCGCGCCCATCGGTGCG